CAGTCATTACGATCAAAGAGCGTCTTCTTGGCTACAAGTTCATGGCTGCAGAAGCTGCATGGATTATGAGCGGCGACAATCGTGTATCTACTATCCAGCCGTTTAGTAAAGTCATCGGCAATTTTAGTGATGACGGCATTCTGTTCTTTGGAGCATACGGTCCTAAGATTCGTGATCAACTAGCCCATGTGCTTCAGTCATTGTTAGCCGACAACGACAGCAGGCAAGCGGTGATCACTATATGGCGCCAGAACCCTCGAGCATCAAAAGATATACCATGCACCATCAGCTGCCAATTCATGATCAGAGATGGCTATCTACATTGCTTTATGAACATGAGAAGCAGTGACGCTTGGTTAGGTGTTCCCTACGATTGGTTTAACTTCAGCATGCTGTCTGCTGGCGTTGCCTTATTGCTGCGTGAAAAAGGACTTAACGTCAACCTTGGCAATCTGCACTTCTATGCTGCAAGCCAACACTTGTATGAAAAGAATTGGGAAGGCGCAGAGCAGTGTCAAGATGGTGTTGTCTTAGGTGACTATGCTCCATTGGACCTGGCAGAATTTGCAAGCTATGACGACCTTGTCAATCACTTGTGGGTTATTGCAAATGGTGTTGAACCAAACAGAAAGTTTTTATCAGAGATTAAATCATGGAAAGGTTAAGCAAAGATGAATATTTCAGCAGGATGGCTGATCTCGTCAGTAAACGAGCTACATGCAAAAGGAGGTCTGTGGGCTGTGTGCTTGTATCTGCTGCTGGCCACGTGCTTGCTACCGGTTATAACGGGGTTCCTGCTGGTAGCCCTCATTGCATTGATATACCTTGCCCTGGGGCTCAGTTTCCTTCAGGGACTGGCCTTGATGCATGCGAAGCTATTCACGCGGAACAAAACGCGCTCCTCCAATGTAGAGATGTAAGCTTGATTCATACGGCTTATGTCACGACATTGCCTTGCATGACTTGCGCAAAGCTGCTGATGAACACTGGCTGCCAGCGCATCGTGTACGGACAAGAGTACCCACAACAAGAAGCTAAAGAATTTTGGAAGAAAAATGGACGTATCATCTTATCAGCCGCCGAAGCACTTTCCTGATCTGCTCAGGGCCAAGCGCATTGCGATCGATTGCGAGACTCGTGATCCGAATCTAATGACAAAAGGTCCTGGCGGTGTCAGAGGCGATGGCTACATTGTTGGCGTTTCAATAGCCACTGATGATGGCTTCTCCGAGTACTACCCTGTGCGTCATGCTGCAGGAGGTAACTTGCTGCCTGAGAATGTCTTTGCTTGGTTAAAGGACATGCTAAAGACAGACATACCTAAGGTAGGTGCTAACTTGCCTTATGACCTTGAGTGGCTGCTTACAGAGGGCGTAGTCGTTGGTGGACTTAAATACGATGTCCAGATTGCAGAACCTCTGTTAGATGAGGATCGCATCACATATAAGCTAGATGCATTGGCAGAGGCTTATCTAGGTGAGCATAAAGATGAAGCAGGCATGACTGAAGCTGCTATCAGACGAGGCATACATCCTAGTAAGGTCAAAGAAAACATCTGGCAGCTGCATGCTGGCGAAGTTGCTCCTTATGGTCGTAAGGACGCAGATCTTCCGCTGCGAATCTTTGCCCAGCAAGAGGTGTTATTGAAAGACGAGAAGCTGTGGGATGTGTTCCAGCTTGAGACCCAGCTTGTCGACGTCATTGTTGCAATGCGTCAGAAGGGCGTTCGTATCGACCTAGACCGCGCCCATGCCGTTAAGAAGCAACTACTTGACGAGCAAGATCAGATCATGGATAGCTTGAAGAAGGTGGCTGAGCGGGATATAGACATCTGGTCTGGTGATGACATACAAGCTGCTTGTGATAGCTTGAAGCTGGATTACCCAAAGACTGAAAAGGGGAATGCTAGTTTTGCTGCTGAGTTTCTTGAAAGTAGTACGCACGAATTTTTCTCCTTGATTTCGAAGGCCCGTAAACTTGATCGAGCCGGTGGAGTATTTATCGACTCGAAGATCATTCAAATGGAAAAAGATGGACGAATCTACCCGACATTCCGCCAGGTTAAAGACGACCGTGGGGGCACTAAATCCGGCCGTTTTGCGTCGGCTAATCCGAACATGCAGCAGGTCCCGGCACGTGATCCTGTACTTGCACCGCTCATCCGTGGCATCTTCATACCTGACGACAATTGCCAGTGGGGCGTATTTGACTACTCACAGCAGGAACCTCGCGTTACGGTACACTACGCCTATCTACGTGGGTTCCAGGGCGCTGAAGCTGCTCGCAAGAGATATATCGAAAACCCGGATACGGACTACCATCAGCTTGTCGCGGAGATGGCTGGCATTACTCGAAAGAATGCTAAGACGTTAAACCTAGGCTTGGCTTATGGTATGGGGGCTGCTAAGGCTGCAAGTCAACTTGGTTTGCCACCTGCAGAAGCAAAGCGTGTCTACGAGCAATACCATGAGAATGTTCCATTCATTAAGGCACTTGGTGAAGAGTGCACAAGGATTGCAACAAACCGTGGATATGTAAAGACGCTGCTAGGTCGTCGTAGACGGTTCCAATTATTTGGTCCACCTAAATACAGCCCAGGTCTGATTCCGCTGCGTAAGGAATTGGCAGAAGACAAGTATGGTTTGCCCTTAAAACGTTATTTTGTTCACAAGGCAATGAATGCAGTGATTCAAGGGTCATCAGCAGACATGATTAAGCAAGCCATGGTGAATTTATACAAACTAGGTGAAGTACCGCATCTGACTATTCACGATGAACTGGACTTCAGCGTCCGTGACCTTGATCACGCAAGAATGATTCGTCAGGAGATGTTGACATGCGTGGACTTAGAAGTACCATTGAAAGTGGATTGCGAACTTGGACCCAGCTGGGGAGAAGCTGTGGAGGTGCAGCTATGAAAGAAAGCCAGTTCTGGGCTCTCGTAAAAGGTAAGCTGCCAGGCCATGTAGAACGTGTTGAGAACGCCTTGACAAGAGGTACACCAGACGTGAACATGTGCTTTCAAGGTATTGAGGTTTGGTTAGAGCTCAAAGTACTTGATTCAAAAGGCGCTTGCGAATTGAGACCAGAACAATATCTGTGGCACCGTAAACGCCAGGAGATGGGTGGCAAAGTATTTGTGCTTGCAAGGAATGACTCAGTCATCAAGATCTTTCAGGTTCAACGCGACATGAAGATGTTTGAGATCTGGTCTTGCACAAAGCCATTCGACTGGGGAAACATGAACAATTTAATTTTTGGCGTACCTGCTTTTTGCACAGAGGTTCACGTCATACACACAGGGGAAATGCAATGACTGTATACGTCGTTCAAGAATCAATGAAGTTCAATCTGCTGCCTGCAGCTGAGTATGGAGAACTTCAAACGTTGCTGCCGCCTGGTCAGGTGATGTTGGCTACTGCGCCAACGATCCGTGCCTTGCGTGACAAGCTACGAACCTTTTCAGACAGCGATTTTCTGCTGGCTATCGGTGATCCGATTGCTATTGGACTGTCTGTCGCGATTGCTGCCGGTTTCAATGGTGGCAAGATCAGGATGCTTAAGTGGGATCGGCAAGAGCATCGGTATTACGCCATTGAGGCGGACTTAAATGGAGTCAGACAAAATGCTTGAAGACATGTTGGCCGATAGTCAGAACCTTCCATCTGACCAAGGCTTGAGCAAAGTAAGTCGTTTGGCTGAAGAGCTGATTGACAAGGAAGAAGAGGTCAAAGAGGCAGAAGCTCGCCTCAAGATCTTAAAAGAGCACGCCCGTGACATTGCTGAAAGGCAGCTGCCTGATGCGATGGCTGAGGTTGGCATGGCAAAGTTTGTACTTACTGATGGCAGTGAAGTGACCGTCAAACCGTACTACTCTGCCAAGATAGGTGAAGACAAGCGTGATGAGTGCTTTAACTGGCTGCAAGACCATGGCCACGAAGCGCTGATTAAAGACGAAGTGTCTGTAACCTTTAACAAGGGTGAGCATGAACGAGCCGAAGAATTCAAGAGCCAGCTAGAACAGCAAGGCATCGAATACAACGGCAAGATGGGTGTTCACCCTCAGACTCTGACAGCATTCGTCAGGGAACAAGTGGAAAGCGGTGCCGAGTTTCCTCTTGAACTTTTCAACGTGTATATCGGCCAAATTGCTAAAGTCAAAAGGAGCAAATGATGAGTAAGAAGAACGAAGTTGCAGTAAAGCAGGACAATTTGCCTGTTGCGTTTGCAGACGACATGATGGCCGATGCAGGTCTTGGTTTTGAGAATGTGAGTGCGAATGACGTCGCAATCCCATACCTCAAGATCTTGCAAGCATTGTCGCCTGAATTGCGTGGAGTCACCAAGGTTGCTGGTGCTGAAGAAGGTTTGATCATCAACACTGTAACAGGTCAGCTAATGAAAGAAGGCCGTGTGATCCCTTGTGCATTTAAGAAGAGCTATGTTGAATGGACTCCTCGTGAAGCAGGTGGTGGTCTTGTCAAGGAACACACAGACGAGAAGATCCTCGATAAGACTAAGAAGAACGAGCGTGGACAAGATGTGCTGCCTAACGGCAACCTGATCGTTACCACGGCTTATCACTACGTCATGGTAGTTTCTGATGGTGGCTTTGAACGTGCTTTGCTTGCCATGTCTTCGACACAATTGAAGAAGAGCCGTCGCTGGTTAGGCCAGATGATGAGCTTGCAAGTGAAGATAGGTGATAAATCTTTCACCCCTCCTCCGTTTAGCCATAGCTACCACTTGGGAACCGGCATGGAGACCAAGGACACAAACAGCTGGTATGGCTGGTTGATCAATGATCCGTTGATGGTTAACGACAAGGGAATCTATGAAGCAGCTAAGAAGTTCGGATCTGACGTCACTGCTGGTCTCGTCAAAGTATCTGAACCTCCTGCAGAAGGTGCTCCAACAGGAGACAGCGATGTTCCTTACTGATCTGTTTCCAACACTCGGAGCAAAGACCCCGAAAGTCGATGGCAGGAATCCTCATGCCACGAAGAAGGGTCCTGGTCGTAAGGCTGCAGAGGGTCATAAGAAAAGCAAACGCAAAGTCTCTAGTCGCTTTTTAAAGAGACAAGTGAACAAGCTGAAGCCTATGAACGCTCAGACTGATACGGTGACGAATGCTCCGTTGAAGGCAGCCGCAAGAGGCGGATAAGGTTGGAGGGGCTTCGGCCCTTCCTCTTCAAAACTAGAAAGAGAAAAAATTATGCTTGCACAACGATTGATGTCCTTATTTTCAGGACACACAGGCGCTTATGGCACCTATGACATCGATGGCAAGAATACCGGTCTGAAGGTACAAGGAACTGCGGTAACAAAAAGAGCTCCTGTAACTGAACAGCTTTGGGAAGATCATCTCTCAGGGAAAAAAGGAATCGGTATTGTGCCTATCAGAGAGGACAACTCGTGCCTCTTTGGTGCTATTGACATCGACGAATATAAAAACTACGACTTGAAAGAAGCGGTTGATGCTTGCAAGAAGGCAAAAGCTCCCGTTGCTGTTTGCCGCAGTAAGAGTGGCGGTGCGCATATTTATATGTTTTTCTCAGAGCCGGTACCGGCTGCTGATGTAAAGAGGAAATTGGCTGAGCTCGCATCTGTGCTCGGCCACCCGACGTCGGAGATCTTTCCTAAACAAGATGCTGTTTTATCCGATCGCGGTGACGTAGGTAACTGGATCAACATGCCCTACTTTGAAGGGCCTGCAACAAGTCGCTATGGAGTCGCTGAATCTGGTGCTCCAATGACACCTGAGGATTTCCTTAACTTCGCTGAGCCATTGAAGATGACACGGGCTCAGTTCATTAAGCTGAAATTCACAGAGCCTAAGTCAAAGCGTAAACAATTTAAAGATGCTCCACCATGTTTAGAGAAGCTAGCTACTCAAGGCTTCCCTGAAGGCACACGAAACAATGGCCTTTTCAATCTATGTGTTCTTGCACGTAAGATGAACCCAGAAGATTGGCAGCCAATCGTGATGCAGATGAATATGGAAGTCATGGATCCTCCGCTGCCAGAGTCAGAAGTCTATGGTGTCATGAATTCACTTCAGAACAGCGACTACCAGTACACGTGCAGCAGACCACCGATCAGACCACACTGCAATGCTGGTTTATGCCGCATGCGTAAGTTTGGAGTTGGCATGCAGCAAGGGGCTCCTCGCCTGTCAAGCCTTTCTAAATACAACACTGATCCTCCCATCTGGTTCCTTGACATGGACAACGGGGCGCGATTATCACTGTCAACAGAGGATCTTCAGAATCAAGGTGGATTTCAGAAGCGCTGCATGGAGGCTATGAATTACATGCCGCCAAAGATGAACCTAAATCAGTGGAATCAAATGATCCAAGCGCTGCTTGCAGATGTAGTGATCATTGAGGCACCTGAAGACTCGACACCGAAAGGCCAGTTCATTGAGCTGCTTGAAAGATACTGTACAGGCAAGGCGCAGGCTAAGCATCTTGATGAGATTCTTCTTGGCAAGCCGTTCTTTGACCAAGACGACAATCGTCACCTTTTTAGGTTAGCTGACTTCATTAACTTCTTAGACAAGCAGAAGTTCAAGGAGTTTAAGCTTAATCAGATCAGCTCTGCGATCCGTGACTACGGCGGCGAGACGCATGCATATAAGTTGAATGGCAAGAGGGCCACTGTTTGGTCTGTCCCAGCATTCTCGTTCCAAGACAAAGGGCATCAGACACCGGACTTCGCAAATGGCAGCCTTATCTAGAGCAAAAATTATCCTGGGTCCTCCTGGGACAGGCAAGACGACAACACTCATGAACATCGTGGAGTCGCTGCTTGAGAAGGGTGTCAAGCCTGATGAGATTGGTTTCATCAGCTTCACAAAGAAGGCAACCGCAGAAGCCAGGGACAAGGCAAGGCTTCGCTTTGGCTTCTCTGTCGATGACATGCCGTACTTTAGGACGATCCACAGCCTGGCATTTAGGCAGCTTGGATTATCGAGGCAGCAGGTGATGCAGCACAGCCACTATCAAGAATTGGCTGACGAGATCGGCGTTGAGATTACTGGCAGAAACCAAGGTGAAGATGGCACCATGACTGGAATGGCTCATGGCGACAAGTTGAAGTTCTTAGAAGGAATGGCGCGCATTCGCTGCGTTCCTTTGAAGCAGCAATGGGAAGAACAAGCTGATGACGACATTGGCTGGTTTGAGTTAGATCACTTTGCAAGAAGTTTAAAAGAGTACAAGGACGAGTCAGGTCTGATAGACTACACAGACATGCTCGAGAATATGAGAGTTGGCGGCTTCTGCCCTAAGTTAAAGGCACTACTCGTCGACGAAGCACAGGACTTGTCTAGGTTGCAATGGCAAGTCGTAGAAAGGTTAATGCAATATGCAGATGAAACTTACATCGCAGGAGACGACGATCAGGCAATATTCCGCTGGGCCGGGGCAGACGTTGATCATTTCATCGGACTCGAAGGAGATGTGCGGATTCTTGATCAGTCGTACAGAATCCCCGCCGTGGTTCACGATTTCAGTGCTGGAATTATCAACCGAGTATCAAGGCGGCGAGAAAAGAACTTTAAGCCTGCAACCCACACAGGCCAAATCAATTACCATAACGATCTAGAACACGTAGACCTGCGTGAAGGAAAGTGGCTGCTGCTTGCTAGGAATGTCTACATGCTCAAGGAACTGGTTGACCTATGTCATCGTGAAGGCTTTGCTTACGAGTGTCAAGGATTCTCACCTCGTAAGTCTGAGGCACTAACAGCCATACGTGCATGGGAACGACTTAGGAAAGGCGATCCTATCAGCCCAGACCTTGCAAAGATTGTCTATGCTCACATGAGTAAGAAGATGATCGAGCACGGGTTCAAGGAACTGAAGCAGATCACAGAAGAAGCAGTGACTATGGAGATCTTGAAAGCAAAGTACGGACTGAAGACGACTGCCATCTGGCATACATCTTTAGACCGCATCAGCGATGAAGAGAAGGAATACTTCCTAGCAGCCTTACGCCAGGGTGAATCACTGTCAGGAGAGCCACGGATACAGATCAGCACAATCCATGGGTCAAAGGGCGGAGAAGCAGACAATGTCTTGCTGCTCACTGATATGAGCCCAAAGACATACAACAGCTATCAGGAAAATGAGGACGACGAGTCTCGCGTCTTTTATGTAGCAGCAACACGAGCAAAGAAGAACTTGCATATCATCACACCTAGAACATCGAGGCATTTTCAACTATGACATCCATCATCAAATCAGAGTTTTGGCACATCTTGCAAAAACACATCGCACTTAGAAAGGCACAAAAGAATGACGTTCCTAGTCGCTAACATCCCACCCGTTAAGTGCTTTGTTCGCACAGAATTTTTATATAACCAAGAGCACGGTCACGGGGTCCTTGAGCCTTGCGTATGGATGACTGCAAAGGCAATCAAGGGGCAAGCATTCAGAATCGAGTCAATGCTCACAAACTATGGAGCCTTGTATGACAAGCTGCCCATCAGTGCTTATGTATGGAAGCCTGTAGAGAATCCGTTGCCGCTCGATCATCTACAGATCTGGGACTGCCTGTCGTATGACATGGCTGTCATTGAGAAGTCTAACTTACGTGGACTGAAGGTCAAGTTTTACGGTAAAGACAGGCAATACCACTTTGGCAATTACTTATTCACCATTGACTTTGCCTCGCCTGACGCAAACCGCATTGATACCAGCTTCAGTGAAGGCGTGCAAGAACACAAGAGCTACAACTTCATTCAGCTTGACAATGGCCAGTTCGCTTGCCAGCCGAACAACCGCTGCCTGTGGTATGACGTGTCTCTTGTGCCAGCTGTGCTCAAGACCCCTGACTTCAAGATACCGACCACCGTGTACTCAGTCGAGAACCATGCTAAGTGGAGTGCAAAAGACGAATGGTTTTACAACTTTGAGGAGTTGAATAAATGAACGATAAACCTGTTGCATGGATTGACCCAAACGACAACATGAGTGACCCATTTAGTTGGAATAAGACAAGTTACCACACAGTTCCACTCTACACCTCACCAAGAGAGTTAAGTGATGAGGAAATACATCAAATTTTTAGGGATGAATCAGGCTTTGAAATAGATACTTGTCCGATAGCAATATTAGATTTTGCTAGAGCAATCCTAAAGAAAGCGAGCGAAAAGTGATTGACTACAAGTACAAGACGAAGCCGTTCGAGCATCAAGACCTTGACTTTGTGAGAAGCAGGGACATGGACGAGTTTGCCTTGTTCCTTGAGATGGGCCTTGGCAAGTCAAAGATTGTAGTAGACACTGCTGCTTGGTTATATGCGACAGGCAAGATCAATGCAGTGTTTATCTTAGGCAACAAGGGCTCATACCGCAACTGGGTAACGAACGAGCTGCCAGTACACATGCCTGACTACGTAGATTGGGTAGGAACTTACTGGGATTCGGGAGCTAACAAGGACTTACTCAAGAGCTATGAGAACCTGATGGTGCCATTAGATCAGCTGAAGGTGTTTGTCATGAACATCGAGGCACTGGCCTTTGATCGCAGCTACAAGATTGCAGAGTCATTTGTCAATTGCCATAATACGTTGATGGTGATCGATGAGTCTACAACCATTAAGAATCGCGATGCTAAACGCACGAAGGCAGCAGTGAAGATCGGTCGTAAGGCGACGTACAGAAGGATCTTGACAGGATCACCAGTGACTAATAATCCACTAGACCTGTTTAGTCAGGCATGGTTTCTCAATCCACACTTGCTAGGTTTCACAAGCTTCTATACATTCAGGGCAAAGTATGCAGACATGGTCAAGATCACGGCTGGTAACCGCGCGTTCACAAAGATTAAAGGCTACAAGAATCTTGACGAGCTTACCAAGTCGATTCAAGCGTGGTCGTCACGACGTACAAAGCTGGAATGCCTTGACCTGCCTGAGAAGATCTACCAGACTTACGAGGTGGAGCTTACGGAAGAGCAGAAGAAGCACTACAAGAGCCTCAAAGAGCGGGCCATGGCTGAACTGGATGGAAAGCTTGTTTCGGCGCCCATTGTTCTTACCAAGCTGCTTCGTCTTCATCAACTTATCTGCGGAAGCCTCACGACTGATGATGGCAAGGTGATCCCAGTAGAAAGCAATAGGATGAAGGCACTCATGGAGGTGCTTGAAGAAGCTAGCGGCAAGGTGATCATCTGGGCGAACTACCGATCAGACATCGCTGCCATCGAAAGTGCATTGAAAGAGGAGTATGGACACAAGTCCACCGTGGTTTACTTTGGAGATACCTCGACAGCAGACCGCGAAGAAGCAGTCAATCGCTTTCAGAATGACCCTGAGTGCATGTACTTCGTGGGCAATGCCCAGACTGGCGGCTTTGGAATTACGCTGACCGCTGCTAGCAACGTGGTCTATTACTCGAACAGCTACAACCTAGAACACCGGCTGCAGTCTGAGGATCGTGCACACAGGATTGGTCAAAAGAACGCAGTGACCTACGTAGACCTGATCAGCCCGAAGACTGTCGACGAAAAGATCGTCAAGGCACTGAGAGCAAAAAAGATGCTCTCAGCACAGGTGCTTGGTGACGAATGGAAAGAGTGGTTAGGCTGATTGCTTTACGCGCAAGAAGAATTCAAGGAAGACCTTTTCATTCATGCTGCGCAGCACGTTACCTGGGAAATACTGGTCAGGCCAACCATCTTGCCTGTCAGACAGGATGTACAACCGCTGGCTGTTGGAGTATTCGAAATTAAAGTTGTTCTCTGCTGCCATGCTTTTTGCTGTTGCGATCTTCATAGTGATCTCCTTGAAAAGGCTCATTTTACTACGAAGTGCGCACCAGTGGCTCATCCGGTGAGCTTGTCGATGAAAAAGAGCCTAGTCTATGCCTGACAAGTACCTCGAGATGTGCCGGTTCTCACGACGTGGCCCCCAGGGCCATTTTTATGGCTTGCCCATAGTAAGTTATGAGGAGCCTGGTTCCGGGTCCTCTGGGATCATTCTGGGGGTCAGCTTTCCTCGCGCCGGGGCTAGTATTTGTCCCTGCGAAAATATTTTTGCTAAAAGTGCGCGCAGTGCGAGGTTTCACCGTAGAATCTAACCATGCTCACCGAGAGCGTAACTAGAAAGAAGAAAGGTAACATCATGGAAATTACTGTTCGCATCACCAACGTGTACGGCCAGAAGGCTGTGTATCCTGTCTGTGAGACAGCTCGTATCTTTGCTGACATCGCTGGCACCAAGACTCTCAAGCCTACAACGATCAACTCAATCAAAGCATTGGGTTACACCATCAACGTACAAGCGGAGACAATCTAATGAATATCCACATGCAAGACATTCAAAAAATCCTTAAGTGCAGCGATGAATTTGCTGCTGACGTTTACTTTGAGATGAGCATTGATTTCAGTGAGTGCACTTCTAAAGAATTCCGCGAAGAAGTTTTGTTCTGTGCAGCAATGCTTCGCGCGACTACTGATCAGACGGAGACAATCTAATGACTTACAAATTCAACAAACACAACGTTCTTGAACACTTATGGGCGCGTAAAGAAGCCCTCGAGAAGGAATGGGACTTTAATCCTGACAACGGTTACTCACAGCTTGATCCTTCTGACTTTCTTCGCGTGATGGCTTATGGCAAGTACATTGAAATAGAGAATATCATCAATGACATCGAGTGGAAAAACATCAAGGAGGCAGCATGAGCACATTACGCAGCCAAGTTATGGCAGAGCTAAAAGAGATGAAGCGCGTTGGCATGCGCGTTCCTCCAAAGGCTTTTGATTTACTCGTCGAGGAAGACCTTGATGACTATGACAACATGTCTGCTTCGGAGATAGCAGATCTTCTAATTGAACTTGCAGGAGTGAAATAATGGACTACGCATCGATGACCACAGACGAGATTGGCGGAATCTTTTCAGACTGGTATAAAGACACACATGGCTTTCGCCCACGCCACGTCAGCTTTGACGACCGCGAAGCCTTGATCAACGGCTGCATGGAGCTGGCTGCTTACCATGACAAGATGAATGAAACTTTTGAAGGCCGTGAAGAATTGCGTGAAAATGGATGGATCGTACATGAAGAAGATCCTGAGTTGCAGCGCCGTGCTTACTGGCTTGCTCAGGAACGCGACCGGATTAAAAAGGAGCAATATGCAGAACATTGGCACGACTCGCTCGCTGAAGCGCGTCACTACGCGGAAAAGGAAACGGCGTAGCGATTTTGCAATAGCCTTTAACCTCCCTCGCAAGAGGAAGGTGAAGGCAGCATCATTTGGTTGTAAGAGGAAGAAGCCAAGGTATGACAAGAGCAAGCAGGCAAGCCGCAGGAGGAGTCACTCCAGACGCAGCGAACGGTTTGCCCGGATCACGACCTTGCGTATTCGAATTATGTTGATACACAGAAAGAGAAAGGAAGCAACATGAAGAAGATCATTGAGTGGACCGTGACATTCGTGACCATGGTCATATTTGGAGCAGGCCTTGCAGTCATCACCATCGAGTGGATGGCAGGCTGCGGGGAGTCTTACGTCGACGCATACGGCAAGCGTCACCTGAATGAGTGTGTATTTATTAACTTTCCACCTAAGGAGTAACCATGAAGAAGATCATCACTGGCCTGCTGGCCTCTTACCTAACCTTGTCTGCTGCCTCAGTCTATGCTGCATGCGTAGTGACCACGAACCCAGGACCTAACGGCCGCCTGATCGTGTGCACCACTTGCTGCGTAGGTAATAATTGCAGCACGAATTGTATTTAAACCGTCTGAAAGGAAAAATCATGACACAAGAAGCACTGCACTTTGAAGAGAAGACCAATGGTACCGTAGAGGTGGCAAGCCTGCGCGACTACTACGCTGCTAGGATCCTCCAGGGGCTTGTAGAGAAGCACGGAGCAGCCTACATGTATGAAACTATCAGAGAAGCTTTCCGCATGGCTGATGCAGCCCTGGTCATCCGCGAGGAGAGCGCAAATGGCTGATGCAATTGACCTGAGTAATCTTGTCTTGCCTAACGCCGAGGACGAGTTTGCGGTCATCAACAAGAAGAGCCTGGAGAACGTGCTGCGGTTCGTGAACACGGTGCAGGTGAATGATCTGACCGTCAGGATTGACCCTGAGAAGAACACGCTGTGGATCTGGAACCATGCAGGCCCTTCAGAAGGCGAAGGTGGTGAATTTAAGTTAAACGAGTTTGCCAAAGTCGTGGAAGAATTCTACAAGGAGAACTTCTAAATGCCATGGTGCTGCGCATGCAAAGAAGAGTGCAATGTGATCGAGGTTGACTTCGGGATAGGCTCTTACGAGTATTGGGGAGCAAAGGGTGTTGACATTCAGATTGAGGAGGTGAGCTCGTGCTGCGAGGAAGACTGGACAGACGAGCCGCCAGAAGAGGACGACGATGAAGACGAAGAAAAGGAGAAATTGGATGGCTGACGTACTATTTGGCTTGATTGCAGGTCTTGTTGCAGTAATACTGGGCTCATGAGATGGACGCCAATGAGTTTATTGAGATGGATCTACAGCTGGGCGAAGCGCAATCTGAAATTAGGAAGCTTCAGAAGGTCATCGAAGACCGCGACGCCACTATCAGCAGCTTGCGGGGTCTGCTCAACACAATCATCAGAACAGCTCAGGAAAGCTATTCACTCGGCTCAGAAAGAACTAGAGGATTTCCAGCGCCAAGTGGACAAGAAGTGTCAAAAGAAGCGTTTTGATAGCGAGATCTAATGTAAGATGACTTAGCTTGCGGTTGCCAACTCAAGCTTTTGAGGGCCTCGATGGGCCCTCTTTTTTTAACCTCGCACTACGCAGCTTCGTCAGGATCCTTACGCAGCTTGCATCCCAGGTCCATTGGATCTACCTTCAAGAAGTCAAAGACAGCCTTGCGGCGCTTCTCGGTTCTTTGACCTCCACACTGGCTGCATTGATGACCACACACATTGCAGTAAGACGGTGGGCTTTCGAATGCCTTGACGACGCGGCGCTTGTGCTCCTGGCGGCAATGATCGAGATACTGTGGCTGCCAACCACGGATTGCGATGAGCTCGTCGATTGCAGCGATCACGTGATGACTGACCTTGCGCCCCTTAATGGCGTTAAAGAACGTGCCGCGTGAAAGATCTAGACCATCAGCTGATTCGCGGTCATACAAGCGACTGATGTTCGGGTGCCCTGAGCCATACTCACTGGCCCATAACAAGATCTTCACGGTGTCTAAGTCGAGTGCCGTTGTTGCTTCTACAGGACGTGACATTTGATTCTCCTTTCTAAATGATGAGAGATCTATTATACATTGCATTTTGTGTAAGTTGTACAAAGTGCGTGATGTGCTGCGTGATTTTATCTTTTTGTCAGTGGACTCGTCCCAAAATCCCTATAGAGGGTTTTTAGAGGCATAAAAGAGTGAATCAATACAATCTGTTATGGTCTCGCGCGATCTAGAGACGAACGAACGAACGAATGAAATATTTAATTTGTATGGATCAGTTCACTCTGTTATGGCTGAAAAAAACATCTATAGCGTTTTTGAGCTGGGCTATGTACGTTGTTACGCTGTACGATCTAAAATAGAAAACAAATAGAATTTAAGGAGCCTGCTATGCCATTCCAGAAGGGCGTTAAACCAGAGGGATCCGGTCGCAAGAAAGGATCGCAGAATAAGCGCAATATCGAGCGTCAAGAGATCTTCGATCGCATCGTCGACAAGCACGGTGATCCACTCGAAGCCTTGGCCGAGATGGCCTTCGACCCTAACCACGATCTGATGGTCCGCAAAGACTGTCTCAAGGAAGTGGTTCAGTATGGTCATGCCAAGAAGAAAGCAATCGAGATCAGTGGACCTGATGGAGGCCCGATCGAGATGCGTCTTGAACTGATTGAACAGATCACTGCCCTAATTGAGAAGCTCAACAGCAAATGACCGCGCTGTCGAAGCAAGAGCTCTCGCTCATTCAGACTAACCTCGCGCACCTCGAGATCTCAGACCTTGAGCTGCTTGCATGGCGTCTCAAATGGAAAGCCACAGCAAGGCCTGAACAGGTCACGCCAGCTGGTGATTGGACCGTATGGCTGATCCTCGCAGGTCGTGGGTTCGGTAAGACAAGAACCGGTGCCGAAGACATCGCAGACTACGCGGTCAAGAACCCAGGTGTTCGCTGCGGGGTCATTGCACCAACGTCTGCTGACATCCGAGGCGTTTGCTTTGAAGGAGAGTCAGGCATCATCAACACGCTGCCAGTGAGCCTGATTGAGAACTACAACAAGTCGATCGCCGAGATCACATTGACCAATGGATCATCGATCCGGGGCTTCTCTGCTGAGGAACCTAGCCGTCTACGTGGTCCGCAGTTCCACAGAGTCTGGTGCGATGAGCTAGCTGCTTGGCAATACTGCGAAGAGACCTGGGACATGATGCGGTTTGGATTGCGTCTTGGTGACCATCCACAGGTTGTGGTGACCACGACCCCACGGCCCATAGAGCTAGTAAGGCAGCTGATCAAGGACTCTACGAAGAAGGACAGCAAGGTCCACCTTACCAAAGGATCAACATACGACAATGCTGCGAACTTGGCCAAGTCATTCCTTGAACAGATCACGCAGTACGAAGGAACACAGTTAGGCCGCCAAGAGATCCACGCCGAGGTCATCGACCCAGAAGAGTCAGGCATCATCAAACGCAGCTGGATCAAGCTGTGGTCCAAGGATAAGCCGCTTCCTGGCCTTGAGTACATTGTCATGAGCCTTGACACGGCATTCACTGAGAAGACTACAGACCGCAAGAATCACGATCCTGACCCCACGGCCTGCTCCGTATGGGGCGTGTTCAGGCACGACAAGAAGCCTGCATTCATTCTCCTTGACTGCTGGCAAGATCACCTTGGGTTGCCAGGCCTGATCGAGCGAGTCAAAAAAGAGTACACCGTCAGGTACGGCGACGATGACATGAAGCCCATGATCAAGCCGCTTGTAGGCCCGAAACAGTCTTACCTGACCGGACGCAGCCCAGACTTGCTGATCATCGAGGACAAAGGATCAGGTATCAGCCTGCGCCAGATGCTAGCCCGTGAGGACATCCTGTCGTATCCATACAACCCCGGACGAGCGGACAAGCTCAGCAGATTGCATGCCGTATCACATTTATTTGCCCACGGGTTCGTTTGGGTAGTAGAATCTGACAAGCGGCCTGGGAATCCACGTTCCTGGGCAGACCCATTGATTACGCAGCTTTGCAGCTTTACTGGAGAGGGTTCAATTAAGCATGATGACTTTGTCGACAGCACAACTCAAGCGCTCAGGCTACTTGCCGATCGCAATGTGCTCTCAGTCACCAAGCCAACTCCAGAGAGACGCGAAGCTTCAAACAAACCGCAGTTAGTTAACCCCTACGCTGCATGAGACCGGAGAATTGAATGGCTGAACGTGATGATGACAACCTAGGCGAGATGATCGATCTTCCGGATGAGGACAGCGGTGTCGAGGATACAGAAGACGGCGGTGCGCTAGTCACGATCGACGAATCACCAACTCCGGCTGACTCAGAGTTTTATGCAAACCTTGCTGAGACAATGCCGTCCTATGAGCTGGCGAACCTAGGCTCAAGTCTGTGCGACATCATTGAGAAGGACAAGGAAGCTCGCAAGCGTCGTGATGAGCAGTATGAAGAGGGCATCAGACGTACTGGCCTTGGTGAAGATGCTCCTGGCGGTGCTTCATTCACAGGTGCATCAAAAGTTGTTCACCCGATGTTGACTCAAGCTTGCGTGGACTTTGCAGCTCGTGTCATGAAAGAGATGTTCCCACCTGATGGACCAGCTCGTGAGAAGATTGTTGGCGAACCTACCTTGGACAAGGTTGAGAAAGCCCAGCGAATCACCAAGTACACAAACTGGCAGCTCACAGAGCAGATGCCTGAATTCAGAGCCGAGCTCGAGCAGCTAGCGACTCAGTTGCCTTTGGGCGGTGGTCAGTACCTCAAGATGACGTGGGATGGCAACAAGAAGCGTCCAGTCCCAATGTTCGTTCCGATTGACGATGTCTATCTGCCATTCGCAGCGACAAACTTCTACACAGCCGAGCGCAAGACCCATGTACAGTACATCACTCGCATCGAGTATGAGAAGCGCATTCAGGCTGGTGACTACCTTGACGTTGATCTTCGCGTTGATCCACTACCGCCAGACGAATCTAAAGCTTCAAAGGCCAATGACAAGATCGAAGGACGCCAGTCTGATGGCTACAACATCGATGGTCTAAGAACCATCTACGAATGCTATGTGATCCAAGACCTGGACAACGATGACGGCATCGCTCCATACGTGATCAGCATTGACAAGAACACGCAGCGAGTGCTCAGCATCTATCGCAACTGGGAAGAGGATGACGAGACCAAAGACGAGATGCAATGGCTTGTTGAGTTCCCATTCGTCCCTTGGCGTGGCGCTTATCCAATCGGCCTGATCCACATGATCGGTGGCTTGAGTGCCGGTGCAACAGGTGCTCTTCGCGCCCTCCTTGATTCAGCTCACATCAACAACTTCCCTGGCCTCTTGAAGCTCAAGTCAGGTGCAGGCGGCCAGACAGACCGTGTTGATCCTACCGAAGTGAAAGAGATCGAAGGCACATTTGGCCAAGACGATATTCGCAAGGTGCTGATGGCAATGCCATACAACCCACCGAGCCCAGTCTTATTCCAGCTGCTTGGCTTCTTGGTTGATGCTAGCCAGAACGTGGTCCGCACGACATTTGAAGAGTTTGCAGATAGCAATGCCAACACGCCAGTAGGTACAACCTTGGCTCGTCTTGAGCAAGGCATGGTTGTGTTCTCTGCAATTCACGCTCGCATGCACGATGCAATGGCTCGTGTGTTGAAGCTCTTGTTCCGTTTAAACCGCACCTACCTTGAAGAAGCACAGGTCGTTGACGAGACAGGCGAGTTGATGGTTAAACGTTCGGACTTTGAAGGTCCAATGAACGTGGTCCCTGTATCAGACCCGAACATCTTCAGTGAAGCCCAGCGCTTTGCTCAGATCCAGGCAGTCATGCAGCGTGCCAAAGAGATGCCTCAGCTCTATGACCTACGCAAGGTCGAAGAGATGTTCTTGGTTCGCTTGAAGATTCCTCAGGGCAAAGACTTGTTGCTACCGAAGCAGCAGCCGCTGGAATTGAATGCAGTGAACGAGAACATTGCAGCCACGATGAAGCGACCAATTGTCGCGTTCCCAGAGCAAGATCATCTGGCTCACTTGCAGGTGCACTTGGACTTCGTAACAAACCCAATGTTCGGTGGTAACAGGATCATCGGGCCTCAATGCGTGCCTATCTTGCTTGACCACATCAAGGAGCACATGGTCTTATGGTATGCGAACCAGATCTTCAATGAAGCATCTGACGCTGCGCAAGTAGACATTGGCGAGATTCAGAAGGGCGCAACGACCGAAGAGAAGCAGTCACTCGACAAGATGCTGGCTGCCACATCCCAGGTTGTGTCCCAACAAGCCGAAGAGACGTTCAGCTCAATACCGCAGATCATTCAAACTGCAATCGAGACCCTCCAGGCCATGATGCCTCCGCCTCAGATGCCAAACGATCCACGTGTCGAGGTCATGAAGCAGCAAGTAGAGGCCCAGGCAGCAAGAGACCAGGCCGATGCTCAGTTCAAGCAGACCAAGTTGCAGCAAGACGCCCAGATCAAGGCTCAAGAGATGCAGACCAGAAGCCAGGAGAAGATGCAAGATCTTCAAGCTCGTATGGCAATGCTGCAAGAAGATCTCAAGAAAGAGATGATGCGTCAAGAGGCCGAGGATCGCCGTGTACAAGCCCAGATCCAAGCTCGCCTCGAGATGAACGAGTCCGACAACCAAACAGCCAAGCAGCTTGCTGCCTTAGAGGTAGCAACTGGCGAAAGAATCGCGGTCTCAACAGGGACCGGGATAAACCCCACCCCACGTAGATAAGGAGTAATCATGGAAGCAATAAAGCTACACAAATTGATGGCCATGGGTAAAGGCTATCCAAAGGCGAAGAAGATCTCCAGTGATCCTTCTCCTAAGGCACCAATGCCCAGCGCAGACTACAAGACCACACCTAAGATGAAGACAGAGACTGTCAAGGGTGAAGGTAACGGCGGCACTAACAGCCAGCGCGGTACCGGCAAGAACATGATCTCAACCGTCATGGGCGGCCGTAAGTAATGATTGACAAATTCTTCGCGAAGATCCAGGCTGAAAAGGAAAAGATGGCTCACGAAGCCGTCGCCGTTAAGCCAGGTGAGGGCAAGGACATCAGTTTTGAGTATGGCTACAGACAAGGCGTTTATCAAGGCCTTGAGATGGCTAAGCAACTGATCGAAAGTGTCCTTCGCGATCAAGACAAACGAGATTCAGATTTATAAACCCAGCAGCCGGAGAAGCGAATGCTACTAGAAACACCACTATCAATGTCGTATGACTCAATCGAGGATGCCTTTCCAGATGTAGATCCTGGCATCATTCCATTTGGAAGCCGAGTCATGGTTCAAATTCGTCGGGCCAAGAGCCAGACAAGTGGGGGTATTTACATCCCTGAAGAAGCACGTAAGACAGAAGCTAGCAACACCCAGGTGGCTAAGATTGCAGCCATTGGTCCGTTGGCTTACAAGAATCGAAGCACCATGGAGTCGTGGCCGGAAGGCAATTGGTGCCAAATCGGTGATTTCGTCCGCACACCGAAATATGGCGGCGATCGTTGGTCTGTAAAGTCCGGCGATGAGGAGATCGAATTCGTGATCTTTAATGACCTTGACATTATCGGCAAGGTTACCATCGATCCGACCCAGATCAGGGCGTTTATCTAACTGCTGAAAGGAGCAGGCAATGGCAGAAAACAAAGGTGAAAACCTCTTAATTGAGGATGACGAGGACCAAGAGTCCAAGTCAAAGTCTCAGGAAGTTGAGTTCGTACCGGTCGATACACAGGCCGCCGATCAAGACGAAAATGATGACGATGAGGGCGGCGAAGATACGCGGTTGTCGGAAGACAATGAAGACCGCGAGGAAATCCGCCGTAAGCGTCGCGAAGAAAAGGCCGACCGCGCAGCGCGCAGGAAAGAAGCCATTCAACGTGACAAGACAGAGCTTAACTTCCTGAGACAGAGGAATGAGGCACTTGAGAAGCGGATGTCTGCTGTTGAGATGTCTGCGGTTGCCAATACCATCTCGAACATCGATTCTCGTCTAAACGACAAGATCGCCGAGGTACGGGCAGCTGAGCGAATCATGGGCCAGGCAGTAGAAGCTGGTAACGGAGAAGATGTAGCTAAGGCTCTTCGGATTCGTGATGAAGCCATGAAACAGGTGCAGCAACTGCAAGTCATGAAGCATCGTCAGTCGCAAACCGCAAATGAGATTCAACAACCACAAGGTCCGGACCCTGAAATCGCGAGCCATGCCCAGCAGTGGGTAAGCAAGAATTCATGGTATGACCCAAATGGAAAAACCGAAGAATCCAAAATTGTGTTAGCAATTGATCAAACTTTGGTAGAAGAGGGCTATAATCCAAAATCAGAGGCGTATTGGCAAGAACTCGATCGTCGAGTCGCCAAACGACTGCCTAACATAAAAGGTGGCAGTGACAATGATGATGATGGTGTTAGTACAGCAAGAACAGGACGCAGAGGTCCTCCAGTTGGTTCCACACGGGACCATGCGCCATCTTCTTCTCGCCAACAAGTATACATCTCCCCTGAACGAAAGCAAGCAATGATAGATGCTGGAGTCT